ATTTTCGAGAGAAACCTAGTTCTTGTTTCTGTGTCTATAAACATCAATCACCAAGTCTGCGAGCTTTTTCTTGCGCGATACCGCATCGTAGATGATTTCGTCCACGGTGCCCCGTGCGAGCAGGAAGATATAGCGGCCGGTCTCCTCCTTGTCGTACGAAAGGATACGGAACTTCGCCTGCTCGAAGTTTATCAGGGAGTAATCAGCCGAGTAAAGGATAATCGTATGCGCCTTGCTCATATCGACAGCCATACCAGACTGGATTTGCATCACAATCGCATCCGAGGCAAATACCCCGTCATAGGGACTGCCTCCGGCGACAACGGCCGTCTGGTAGCCTAAACGAGACAGGTATGATTTAACGGCCTCGATCTCGTGGAGAAAGCGGCAGATCACGATAAACTTCTGTCGCGCCGGGAGCGAGCGCACCGCTTCGTGAAGTTTCTCCATCTTCTCGTGACCGATCGGATGCGTATGCCTCCAGAGGGGTCCGTCTGGCTCCTGGACATGCTCGATGACGAAACCCCCGGTGATCTGTTGGAGTTTCATGACGCAGGCGAGCACGTTCTTAACTTTGATCTTGCGCTTGTTTACTTCCGCTTCGAGCGTCTCCTCTAGCTCGTCGTAGATCCCCTGCGCTTTGCGTTCGAGATCGAGGAACGCCTTGCGATAGTGCAGGATCAGCGGCTTTTTGCCCCCCTCGCGCCGGGCTTCGCGCAGAGTGATGCGGAAACTATGCCGGTGGAAGATCTCGTTAAACTCGTCCTCGTTCTGATAACCCGTGATCGAGTGCTTCTGGTAACCTCCCCAGATAATGTACTTCGAGTTAAAACCGACCTCGATTACCTCGTCGGTCCTCTTATCGACTGTGTTATCGAATTTGCCGAAGATCTCAGGATCGATAAAATCGAACTGCGCCCATGCATCGATCAGACCTTGCGCAATCGGCGTACCGGTCAGAGCGAGGCGATACTTCGCGTAGCGAGCCATATGTCGAACGACGCGCGAGCGCGAGGCTCCGCGCTTCTTCATAAAATGCGCTTCGTCGGCGATGATCAAACAATCGGAGCGACTTTTTATCCAAGCATACCAATGCTTGCGATTGTTAACCACCTGCTCGTAGTTAACCACCGTAGGCTTCGGTAGCGAGAGCGCTTGGAGATGAGTTTTAAACTCTCTCCTCCAAACGGGTATGGCTACCTTCGGACAGATGACAAGAATGAACTTCGGCTGAATTCTATCAGCCGTCGCATAGGATATTAGGCACTTCCCGGTCCGTTGCTCCGGGATCAAAAGAAAGCCGCCACCGCCTTTTAGGGCAGTGACGGCCTCTTCCGTCGCTCGGACCTGATACGGTCTAAGTGACGTCAGCAGCATTTACGCCGCTTCCAGGTCGGAGACATCGAGTTGGTACTGATCTCCGTTCTTGTCCTCGACCGTCGCTTCGTCGCCGTCGATTTCGACGATCGACGCTTTGACCGTTTTGCCATCCTCGTCCTCGAAGGTGACTTTCGCCCCCTCCTTGAATTTCGGCTTCGCACTGGTCTTCTTGTTGCGGGCCGGAGGATCTTCTTCCTCTTCGGGCTCGTCCTCCGCTTCGGCCTTCTTTGAAGTCTTCTTCTTCGCGGCGGGTTTCTCCTCCTCTTCCTCGGCCGCTCCGCCGTAACCGGTCACGCGGGGACGCTGCTTCCCTTCGTACGGCTCGTTGGTGATCTCGATGGTGCAGGTTTGACCTACCAGGTCGTCGAGGTCGATGTCCATCGCGCTATCGGGAACCTCGACCTCCAAGGCTTCGAGCAGACCCTTAAACCGCCAGAGAGCCTGCGGGGTCAGGGAGAGGTTATCCCAGATAACCGCGCCTTTGCCCTTGCCGTCGAGAATCTTCCATTTCGCGACCAGCATGTCATTGCCAGCCTGCGACTCTTCCTCGTCCACCGAGGTGATCTCGGCGGAATACGTTCCGTCGGGACACGAGCGGCCTCCGGCCTCGACGCCTTCAAAATCGACGCTGACCGTGCGGCCTTTCTTGCCGACCTTCTTCTTAACAACCATTGATTGACTCCTCGTTTAAACCTTCTTGACCTTCTTCGCCAGACTCTCCCCCTTCGAGAGTCGCATGACCTTCTCGAATGTCGGATTGACTATGATATCAGGGGGAGGACCTGCGGAGACCGGACGCCGTAACTTCGCGGCGTAGTATGCGTGTGCCCCGACGCGCATGCAATAGTGAACATCACGTGTCTTCGCTTTTTTATCCACCTCCTCCCTGATAAACGTATTGCCGATCACAGACACGGCTCCATTCAAGAACGAAGCGGTCCCGGCGGTCAGATTCGGACCGATCGACGGAGCTAACCGCTCGTCTCCCTCGTCCTGCGCGTCGCGGGTCTTCTCGTGAGCATTAAAGAGGACATGATATTCCTTCTTCTTTAGCTCGCGGAAATTGTAAATCCACTGCTGCATCAAACCGCCGAGCCTGCCCCACGAGCGTTGAGAGAATACGTCCGAGGGCTTCTGATTGTTCTCCTCGCGGATCTTTTGCATGCCAAGCGACTGCATGGCAGTACACTGATCGAGCATAAGGGACTTGTACTTAGAGCCCGCTTCGAGCATCCAGTACACTTCCTCCAGGTCGTCCCACGTCTCGACGGCTAGCTTATCGATCTGAGGTACATCCGCGATCGACTCCTCGCCCTCCTCCCTGATATCGAGTAGCAGAATCGGCTTCGGCCAGCTAGAGCCGAAGACCGTTTTGCCAGTGCCGCTCTTGCCGTAGCAGGCCATCGTCAGGAACGGCTCGATCTCGTCGAGGGGCTTGATCCGGTCGGCAATACCGCCCTTCGACTTAGTTCGTTTCAGGAGCTTTGCCACCTGGAGCCTCCCGCAGTTTATCGAACCACTGAATGTCCGGTTTTAGATGCCAGCTCTCCCAATCACGACTCTCCTCTTCTAATTTGATGCACTTATCACTCATTGCGACAATTCGCATTTCGCGGATTTCGTCTCCCACTTTTGTGCGAACGAGCCACACTTCTCCGATCGTCGGTCCCATGTCTATCCCTCCTCCGGTGGTTTTTTAATGTCCCCAGGCACCATTATGTAGGTATTCAAAGCCTCCATCTCGGCCTCTAGGCTCCTAATCGATGCCTCGATCCTCTTTAGTCGTAGATCGAGATCCTCGAATGCCTTAACGGTCATCTCGGATCTTTTGACGATGGCGGAGGAGATTGAGCTGATCGTAAAAGCGAATCCGGGCAATGAAGCTGAAAGATCCGCTATCTGCCTTACCGCAACAGAGAGCCCCTCCGTAAGCATCGAAATCTCACGGAGAACTTTCCGCAGGCTCTTATGCCGAACAGCATAGAGATAACTTCGTACTTGATCGAAGAGGTTCTCCTTTGGAGGCTCTATTCCATAATAATTCAGATCTGACATCACTCCTCCTCGCTATGGTCTTCATTGACTTCTTTGACCTCAAACTCCGTCTTACGCACGAAGTCGGAATCGAGCCCGCGCAGTTCGGCCGAGCACAGACGGTAGTATTCGCACCAGGAGCAATCTCTGGTCGGATTCCTCGGATAGACCGATAGTCCGTGCATGATCGTCGAGGTCTCGCGGAAGTCCTTGACGACCTGCTCTACCATCGCTTTGCCGGGGTTCGGCAGGAAGATGCGCTGATAAAACTTGTGCTTGCTGCGGCGTTCCAAGTCCGCGAGGTACTCGGCGTAGTCCTTGACCTGGAGTTTGTTCGCGACGATCGCTCTCATATACGTATGGTAGTCCGTATCGCAGTTCTTTGCCTGCGTCAAGCCTCCTTTCTTTAGGACTTCGGGTATGGTCGGCGGCTTCGTGCGGATGTAGTCCCAAACGATGCCATCAACTTTATCCTTCGGGTGCTCGCGGTTATAAGACCAGACGTACATTAGAATCTGATAGTCGGAGAAGCGTTGCTCCTCGCCGGGAATATGCCGATGTGTCTTGTGGTCCATAAGCCAGCGGCGGCCGTCCTTCTTCGTCAAGAGCCGCTTATCGAGATGACCGAGGAAGCGGATGCTCGGAGTTAGATCAGTCGAGACAAGCTCCTCGGAAGCCTCGTACTCGATATCCTCGTCGCCGCCGTAGGTCCGCAGGTAGCCTTCGTAAATGCGACGGATGTCGTCCATAAACGACTCGCCGTAGATCTCCTGCTCCTCTTTAAAGAGCGAGCCATATTTCTCCTCGTACTCGACGAGGATCTTACGCGGCGTCCGTTGCGCTCCGACTATTGCCCGTGCGTTAAGCATTTCGTGGATGATCGTTCCACGGATCAGGGGGGGAGCAGGCTTCTTTCGCTGCAAGTTCTCGATGTACTTGTAACTGTATTGCTTCGGACAGCGCCGATAGGATCGGACCATTGAGTAGCCGGTAACAGGCATTAGAGGCTCCTGACAAATGCTACGAAGCCTAAAACGAACCCTAGCACCAGGACTGTAAAACAGACCGGATGCAGCATCATAAATTCATGCATCAGCGTGGATCCTCGTATGTTTTTCCCGCTCCCCAATTGCCGATCTCTATTTCGGACTCCATTGGGACAACGGTACTGATCTTAAACTCGTCGAAGAGCTTCGGACGGCGCATGATCGCACGTACCCTCGGAAGCACTTCGTCTCGATATTGCGGACGGAAGATCATTAGCAGAGCGTCGTGGTGTTCGCCGACGATTCTAAGCTTGCTAGTCGGTATCGTCTCCTCGATCTCGACGAGGGCTGCGGATTTCCAATCCCCGATCGTCCCCTGGACCGGCGAGTTGATCGCTTGCCTCTCCGCTTCCCCCCGTAGCTCCCGGTCGCTCGAATATACACCAGGAAGTCTTCGGACACGTCCGAAAAGATTCCTTACTTGGCCATCGATTTTTACGATCGTCTTTTGCTTGTTGTGCCACGGTATCACCCCCTGGTAAAGCTCGAAGTACGCGGTGCGGAAGTCGTGGGCCTCATCGTAGGTGCAATCCCAATCGTACTTGGTCTTTGCCTGCTGGATGAACTTGTTCTCGTACATTCCGAAAATGAACCCGAAGTTAATTGCCTTCGCCTTCTTTCGAGCCTCTTTCCAGCCTTTCCAATTCGCGATCGCGAGATTGTGTCCGGCAGCCTTTAGAACTTCAAGCGCAGTTGTTAGGTCTAGATGCGTGACTTTGCGGAAGTTGCCGAACATATGCTCAGAGAGTAGTTCCTTCGCCGTCTTTAGCGTCTGCTCGGTATACTCCCGCGCCCGGCCGCTGCCGATCATGTAGAGGAGGGTTCTCCAGTGAACGTCTTGTCCTCCAGGACGGAAACAAGTAACGAGTTCAAGGTCGCGACTAAGCTCTGCGGCAATTCGCAACTCTGCTTGGGAGAGGTCAGCTTGAGCGAACTCCCAGCCGGTAGGAGCAGTTCCAAGGTTGCGGATCGTC